TTTCCAGATTGCACAGGTCCTCTAGCTACTATAGACTGGCCTGTATTGTTCAGGGTGAGCGTATCCAGTGTAGCAGATGTTCCACTGCGAATGTATGAACTCAGTGTGGACGCAAGCGAGCTGTTCTGTACGTAATTGGCCATGGCGGATGAGAGCACATAATTGGATAGCGTCGAGCTGATGCTGCTATTGGTAGCGTAATCGGCCAGCGTCGAAGTGAGAGAAGAATTGGTGACATAAGCTGAGAGTGTGGTACCCAGAGATGCAGCCGTGACGTACACCGTCAATGCTGAGCCCAAAGCGGTGTTTGTAACGTAGTTTGCCAGAGTTGACCCAAAGCTAGCAAGGGTCACATAGCCGGAAAGGGTGGAAGTCAAATTCTGCGTTGTTACGTAAGCCGTCAGTGCAGCAGTCTTTGCGTAGTCTTGGAGAATAGCCGTTAAAGCTGTTGTCTTGACAAATTCTGTCAGGAGAGTTTTGACGTTGTCTACAGTGGTGTAGCCTGTCAAATAGCTTGGCAAATCAGCTTGTGAAACGTAAATTCGAAAAGTAGAGTTCAGCGCATTTACGGCCTCTGAAAGTTGTTCCAGAGTTGCGTGGTCCGCCAAGTTGTCATACAAATCCGTAAGCATCGATGTGGTAATGTAATTATTCAGTGTGGCCATAAATTCGGTACGTGGCACATAATCAGCCAACTTGGCCAGTGTGGCATATGCGTTCAAGCCAGATCTGGTGACATAGTTGTCTAAGGCGGAAGTTCTCACGTAATTAGCCAGATCGGACAGCTTGACAAATAATTGTGTGGATAAGCTGAGATCGGCCAAGTCCGTTCTGACTTGATTGACCGATTGTTTGACAGCGTGCAATTCACCAGGATGGCTCGACAAATCATATTCAATGCCACTGACGTACAGCTTTTGCACGTTGAGTGTGTTTAGCCGTAATTCGGGCTTCTCCATCTTCTGTTTTGAGTTTCATGTTAGAAAAGTCAGCACAGAATTCTATTCTGTTAACAAAAAACATTATGCCTGTGTCATCATACCAAAAGCGCCTCGAGGAGCGTGACGCGGCAATTCGCAGAGCTCAAGATTGTGAACGTGGTCATCCACATCCTCGCAGACCCGTGTACGCTGTCAAAAATGCGCCTCCCGCACCAAGAGTGGCAGCTCGTAAAACAGCGCCAGAAGTACGCGAGTACGCAATTAAAACAGCTCCGGCAGTACCAAGAGTGGCACGTCCCTCAGAAGTTCGCGAGTATGCAATCAAAACAGCTCCGGCAGTACCAAGAGTAGCACGTTCCCCAGAAGTTCGCGAGTATGCAATTAAGACAGCTCCGGCAGTACCAAGAGTAGCACGTTCCCCAGAAGTTCGCGAGTATGCAATTAAGACAGCTCCGGCAGTGCCAAGAGTGGTTGCGGTACCTCCTGTGGTAAGACCAATCATCAAGAGCGAACCGGTCGCACCACCCAGGGCTCCACACTTTACTCCTGTGCCGCCCTCTCTACAACAGTCTTATCCCAAAGTATTAGCATGGAACGACCCCAGACCTGGTAACCGAGTAATGCCTCCGCCGCAACCCAGAACGCTGTCACAAATCAGACCCACAGTCCCTGTGCCAGTCGTGGCTCCATCGGTGGTCCCACCACCTGTGGCCGTGTCTACCGCTCCCACTATAAACGCCAGTGGTAGGAGGGTCATCAGACCTGTTTTGATCGCACCGCGCGCACCGGTTGGGCCACAAGCACCTGTCATCCCCGTCATTCAACCCTTACCTGAAAATGCCGTGGCTCCCAGATTCAGTAGTACGGACAAACCGGCAGCTCCACCAGGAGGCTGGAAGAATCCTAGCCGAGAATACATGAAACAGCACGAAGCCGAAGTGATGAGTAGGGTGACTGCAGCTCGGCAGAGAGACCGCATGGACTGGGCCATAGCCTCTATTATGGCTCGAGAGAACGGCTGGATTGAGGGATCGCAGAAGGAAAAATCCAAGAAAAAGACAAAAAAGAAACAGTCATAGGATGTTATAAAATATTAACTCACAATAAAGTGTCTTTTATTCGCTCTTCTCACTGTCTGTCGCTGTTTTAAGCTTGAGTTTTGCCAGAGGGACTATTGCAGAACCGGCCACATGAACGTACACGTCTATGCCGCTGTTAACAAGGTCTACAACCGTCAACTCTTCAAAAGGGACGGGCAAGTCCTCTTCTGTCTCGTTGTTTTCCAGCTCTTTTTGGCACTGGACGAGTAGCTCTCTCTGGTCTGGATTGAGAAGGCTGTCAAAGGACTTTTTGGGTGCAGACTTGCGCTTCTTCTTTACTGGTTCCTGGACATCCTTCTCGTCTTTGCTTGCTCCCTTTCTCTTGCGCTTGCCTCCCGACGTAGCCTTAGCAGCAGCCTTGGCAGCCTTGATGTTGGCTCTCTCTTCAGCTGTAAGATTGACCTTCTCCTTGACTGGCTTGAGACTCTCCTTCTCACGTAAAGCCTTGTACTCGCTCTCCTCGAAACCTTGTTCCTTGTAGTCAACCAAAGGCTCCAGGTGGGGCAACACGGACAAGATACGGTTTAGCTTGGTGCCGCACTTCTGGCACACTCCTTTGTAGAGACGCACGTTAAGTTGAGCGTTGCGAGGCTTGGTGACGTCTTTGTTAGAGACGTTGAGTTTTACGTGGTGGATCGTCACCATCTGATCCGATTTGCATTTGCCGCAGTACATAGTCGTCTCCATCTTGTTGTGTTCCTTTGTGTTTGTTGATATAGCTCATACCCTCTAGAATTTTTTGTTTGCATGAAGACATGAGTTCTACCGTAATCTGGGTGAAGGGGTTACGTTTGGTGTAGATGGCGTCATCTGTCTCAACTCTCCTCAAAAATTGTTCGCAGCAAGAGATGCAGTGAGACACCAGCTCGGGCATGTACGGTATGATCAGCTCCACGTGACCATCGTTTGGGTGGTAGTAAAAGAGGTAAGCGTGTTTGATTTCCGTGCAAGCCATCTGCATTTGTACTTGGACGACGTGTTTGCATATCTTGCGCCAGACTTGCGCGTCGGTACGCCACTCTACCGGTAGTTTCTGGGGACACTTGATCTCCAACAGGGATAGCTCGCGCCTGTTGCGTAGCAATATTTGGTCGCACGAAGCCCACAACCACTTGTGATAGCGGTGTCTGATGGAGCCGGGTTGCACTCCCACGCTGTTGGTCAACCCCAGGTAAGTTGAGATGGCCACGGGTTCGTAAGTTACGCCCCAATCCAGCCACCAGCCCTCCAGCTTCTGTTGTGCGTCCACTCTATTCGTGTAGCGCCTCCACTCTTGAAAGATGGACTGGTAACCGACCCCAATGATGTTGGCAACGACAGAGGATGGTATAATCTTGAAACTCTGTTTCTGAGGAGTGTGCAGCGACTGCCACTTGGGACATTTACTTTGACCGCCGAACCACAGACTAAAACGGTCGTTGACGTCAATTTCGTCCTCTGCAGTAACACAGACCGCGTCTGGCACCGTGTCGTGTTCAAACATGTGTTGCATTTCGTTGAGAAGTTTAATTATACAAATTACAAACGCGGAAAAAGTCGCCGTATTTTACATTGTAGACTGTCAAAAATCGGAACATCTCCGCATTATGGGTTACGGGAGTACGTAAATGCAGTTTTCTCGCCAGCAATAGATCGTCAGACGCACCAACTTGGTCAAAGACTGTAACTTTATGTGCTGCATGAGTTTCACGCTACGGAGTAGATATGTTCACGAATCGGACAACCGAGGAAGTTGAAAATTTTTCCTGGCGGAGCGGCCGACCGAATTTTTTTGCGGACCGAGTTACGTAAAATACGTAAACACCAACAATCTTCTTCCTCGGTCAACTTTTTTATTACACGCGGGCGATGTGGTCGTTAGCAGGTAGGGGAACGCTCATCATACTGGAGAAATCTTGCATGTTTTCGGTCTCCGCTGTCTTCTTGGCGCTGTTTTCCATGCTTATTGCCATCCTCTTGAACGTAGAAACTGCGAATGACGCCAACTTCTTGGTGTTTACTTCCAAGTTATGTTGCGAATTGATCAGACCCATAATTGTCGTGAAACTGGTGACACCTGACGCACCGGTTCCGTAACGCCTGGCGGTAAAATTGATGATGTTGGAATACAACCAGATGTTTATGGCAGTCTGTGCCACAACTTCCGTGCCAGTCTTGAGCCAATTCTGGTTTGTGACGGGTTCAGACGACAAGAAAAAGGAATCCAAAAATGATCCCGCTGTCGCCCCTATGGCGAAACTTATTACGCCTGTTTGTATTTCGTTGACGTCCATGATTAAATATTTTCTACTCACGTTGCTGACAAACATAAATTAGAACTTCAACATGGCAGATTTTATAATGGACGCGGCTGGTGTAGCTCTTGTCAGCACCATCGTGTGGGTCGCATGGCACATGTACACGTCACCACAGGTAAAAAATGACACTATTGTGACAGCCCACGCGATAGATGGCCGCGAAGATGTCGGAAAAATAGTGGCAACTGACGCGCTGTCTATGATGAGAATCCACTCCAAGTCCGCACGAGCGGCTGATGTACAGACCTATTATACTCAGCTAGCTAACGGCTACTTGGACGCGCCGAAAATCGCACAAAGCAACAAAGGCGACTATTACAATATTATAGTTTGAGTCATTTGAAACAATACTGAAATGGAAACCGCAGTCTGTCAAGGGTGCCGCGCGGTTGGCTGGGAAAACTTCCAGGAATTTTACGACCAATATTACACGTGCATGCAATGCGGCCTTTCGTGCATCGAGCCAGAGAAAGAGATCATCACAGAGGGCGACTACACAGGGATTGAGTGGGACATCCTTGACGAAAACTTCTGGCCTCAATTCCAAGCCCAACCAGAGCACAGAAGAACCTACGAACAGGTCTTGGAGGAGCAGCAGCGTCTGTACTCAGCTAAGTTTCGCGGATCATACAACAGACGTGCCCATATCAACGAGAGAATGTACGCCCACTGCCTCAGAGAGCCGCTCATATGTCGCCACGATTCTGACATTATCCAAACTAAGCTGGAACATCATATGTTCAACAATACTGGATACACTCTATCCAATGCCACAATGCCAACTAAACGAGATATCCAGCACGTACTCCGATCTATAGACAAACAGAACCTGCACCCTCAGACAAAATGGTGCAAGAAATATCTTGAGCGCTGGAAATCCATTGCCGAAGTTTTCATGAATCCGCAGCACGTAGACTATCCCGAACGCCCAACTGTACAGATTACCTACACGCCGCAGGAACTTTCCATGGTCGGGCAGCTGTTTATAGCTTTCAGTAACGTTTGGGACCGGTGGCAACCTCCGCGCATGAAATACAATCGCAGCACGTGGAAATTTCCGGACAGAAAACACTTTCCCAATTTCAATTACATATTTTGCAAGATACACGACCTCATAGGCTGCAGCGAACATAACGTGTACTTTCCAGTACCGCACTCTGCAGACAGAAAGTTGAGCGTGTTTTTCGATAGCATGTGCAAGGAACTGGGCATACCCTTGGCAAAATCACCGGTACAGACTACATTGGGTGGCCCCGTCACCAACATACACCGAAAACGCGGTATTAAACCCTTCACTGATGATCTACAACGCGCCCGAAAACAGATGAAAATAAATGATTATATTTAAGACCGATTTATTCGTAATGCAGCCAGATTGCAAACGCGTCACACTGCAATGGTCTGTCTTGGTCGTACAATCCCACCGAAATATTTTGTGCAAATGTGTCCACATCGCTGCGAAAGATCACCCAAGGGGCAGGAAAGATGTACAGCGAGCGCGTACCGTCTATGAGCGGCAGAGGCACTCCAACTGGTGAGCCCTGTAAGTTGGCGTACGTCATCTTCTCTATGTGTGTATCCATAATTTTGTTGTTCATGCGAATTACCACATGACAGCACACCGGCACTTTGCCCTCTTTGAAAAGTGAGGTTGTGTCTACAACAATTTTGTCAATCATCAGCTTCCTAAAGCGCGTCTGTTTTGAGAAATTTGCCACGACCAAGTCGGCTGCATCTGCGGGAAAGTATTGTTGAATGAAAATGCATTCTCCTTTCAAGTGTGGGTGTACTTCCATCGTTCCGCCACAGATTTAGAATTAAAGCCAATGCCGCATAGCGCCAGCCACATAGCTTTTGGCCAGTACTTCATCTACGCGCTTTTCAATGTCGGCACGTATGGAATTGCTAAAACCGTTGCGCTTGTTGTACTCCTCCCGCATACCTTTTCTTATTTCGGGAGGAGCCAGATTTAGGCCGTTACTGGGAATAATGGCTGAGCTGTCATCGAGGTCAGAGTTCATGCGAAACATAGAATTGTCCTTCCGTTTCAGTGTCTCCAGCTTACGGATGACATATTCCTGCGTCTTGTCTCTGTCTACTGACAACTTATTTTTGGCACGTTTCAATTGAGCGTGCCAGTCGTCACCTGAATCGTTCCACTGCTGCGCCCATCCCAGAAAATAAGGTTTCGGGTTTGGGTCTGCTCTGTCCCAGAAAAACATGTCCTGGAATTTGTACCTAGCTTTGGTCTGGTCTATTACTAGCACGCCGTGATCTTTAGTATATTTTCGCATGATAGCTTGAAATACATCTTTACCCTCGCGCCCAAAGAAAGAGGCGTAGTCCTCAAACAAGCATTCTAAAGTGCGCTTTTGAGCTTGATGAGTGGTCACAATCAAATCAGAGTTTCCTCTGATCTTTGGCCCAAAACCTGCGTTTGTCAGTTGTGCCCATAATTTAGAAATTATCACCTTTGACATCTTGGATAGCCGAAATTACTCCAATATGGTAGTGGCGTCCCGCAAATACCAAGTCTGTCAGCACCTTGTCTCTTGAGATGTCGTCAGAGATGACGTCATCAAGGATCACCAGGCGGTACGGGCAGCTCTTGATTTCTTTATCACCGTCTAGTATTCTCTCAAAATCCATCTTAGCCTCATCAATAATCTGCCTGCCAATCTCAGGGTCCCAGCCGGGATAAATATAACTGTCTGGTGCGTGCTGCTGCCAAAAGTAGTTGTGTTTGGTTTTGGTGAACACGTACACCTCTTTGTAACACTTGTGCATGTGTGACAACAGCCATTGTATCCAAACTGATTTACCCAAACCACGCTTGCCCGCCACAGTGCAAAAGCTGTCCAAAGCATAAGTGGATGGTTTGTACCGCTGCAATTTGGGCAGATTCAATTGTGGTTCGTCTTCTTCTGCATCAACGTCATTTTCCTTATCTGACTCATCAGTGTCCACCTCTTCTGTGTGACGTTTAGGGCTCTTGGGCATTTTGAACGCCAAAATAGAAATAACACGTATAATATTCTCTTTACTGTTTGCAACGTTTTTTGTGCTTGTTCCAATGTGTGTACTCTTGCTGACACGTGTTGCAGGTAAATGTTATACCGTACCGCTTAGCCGCCTGCCAGGTCTTCAGTCCACTTTCTGTACGCCGAGATTTTCCATTGCCGTTTATACGCTTGAGGAAGTATGCCGCCGGTTCTTCTGCTTGATAAAGTTCGTCCAAAGTGTCCGCTCTACAATGACCCAGAAGTTCTTTACATAACCTCTGTTCCTCTGTGAGCGGTCTGCGGCGTCCGTCAAAATCCTTTCGCTTTTTATCATAAATCTTTGTCCTGCTGAGATAATTTGAAGTTCCTTCTGGGCACAGATATTGAAGCACCTCGGCACGCGGGTGAAGGTTCTCCAAAGCCATTTGCAGCTTGCTAATTTTCTAAATCCGTCAGTCATAACATCAGTTAAATATATATCCTAAACAGACCAATATGTCCGACACTTTCGCATCAGGAGTAAGCTCAACAGAAGACTGGCTCAAAGCCCACGCAGCTTTGATACTTATTGCCGGTGCCGCCACCGTCTACGTTACACCAAACTTGGTGTTCAGAGCTGCAAACTTACCTGTAGTCCAGTCTCTTCCTCCTGCTGTAATCAGTACAGTAGTCGCAGGTGTAGTTGTGGCAGGCGCAGTCGTCTTATCAGACAAGCTAATGACAAAGAAGTAATAAACGACAAAAACAACTCGACAGTCTACAATCTTTAAAATTCAGAAAATTAAAAACAAAATTTAACTTTTATATTTATTGTTGTGGGCGAATAGCCCAGGCACCGCCGGCAAAGTCTCTGTAATTTGCCCTGAGCAGGTCCATGTCCCAGCAGTCCATCTCCCTGGCGATCTCCTCCCAGTCGCGGGCAGTCATACCGTCCTCGTCACGGTGTACGTCGTCGAAGGTGGACAGGTCACGCTGAGAATCCTCCTCTTCTTCTTCTTCCTCCTCCATACGTGCGACGGCTTCCTGCTCCATCCGTGCGACCTCTTCTAGGTCGGCCAGGTACGGAAATATCTCCAAAGTGTCCTCTAAGGGCGGCATGTTGGGGTCGGTGGGCACCACTGTGACCATGTAGGCCAGACGATCTTGCTCCACGAGCCACATATGCCCGAAGGACAAATGGGTCCACTCGTCTAGAGGCTGTTGGGGGACTAAGGCGT